TTAGGAGTGTATGATGTCAGAGGAAATCAGCTTTAAAAGCGTTGGTGTAAAGTCAACTGATCGCAAATTCACGCAGAAAATTGACACCAAGCCGATTGGAATCAAGACACCGCTTCAGCTAGGCACAGGAAGATCAGGACTGTTTCAGATGCACTTTAACAGAGCTGATCAAATTGCAGATAATCTAAGGAACCTTATTCTCACCAACAAAGGGGAGAGATTGGGAAGATTTGACTATGGGGCCAACTTGCGAGAGATGACAACTGAGATCACCTCTAAGGAAAACTGGGATGCTGAGGCCATGATGCGGATTAGAGATGCCACACAAACATTCATGCCCTACGTTGAGCTTGAGACATTTGTCTCCTCGTTTGATACAGTCAGTGAGTTTTCTGGAGCAGAGCCTGGCGTGGGAAAGGTAAAGCTTAAGATAATATACAGTATTCCACAGCTCAGGGTGGCAAAACAACAGATGAATGTCGATCTTTATGTGATCGGCTAAGGTGATTTAATATGGGAACGATGAATTATAAGGATATTCAGAAGAGACTCAAACAAAATAGACAGAGATCCTATCTTAATAGAGATTTTGAGTCATTTAGAACTGAGTTAGTCCAGTATGCTAGATCGTATTTTTCTGAGGAGATAACAGATCTTTCAGAGAATAGCATGGGAGGTCTTCTTATAGAGATGGCGGCGTATGTTGGAGACGTTATGTCTTACTATCTCGATCATCAGTTTAATGAGCTCGATATTTTAACAGCTGTAGAGGTTCAAAACGTAGAAAAACATGTGAGAAATGCTGGAGTTAAGATCTCAGGTGCAGCTCCTGCTACAGTTAATGTTGATTTTTATTTAGAGGTAGAGTCTGCAATCGTCGATGGGGAATATACGCCTAACACTGATGTTCTTCCCATCGTGCAGGAAGGAACTATTCTTTTATCTAGTTCTGGCATTAAGTTTGAGCTGGGAGAAGATTTAAATTTTGCTGAAGCCTCGGCCGGAAAGCTTACTGCTGAGCAACAGATAAAAGAGGTAGATGCTGATGGCAATCCCAAATCTTATACTCTTAAGGTGGCAGCTTTGTGCAAGTCTGGCATCACTTCTTCTGAATCTTTTATAGTACCAGATACATTCACTCCTTTTAGAACTATAACGTTATTAGCTGAAAATATAAATGAGATTATCTCTGTAAAAGACTCTAGTGGAAATAACTACTATGAGGTAGATTCTCTTTCTCAAGACGTGGTGTATAAGAGGGTCTTGAATGCTAGTGAGGATTCTGTATACGTTCCTGAAAACTTAGAATTGCTTCCAGCGCCCTATAGATTTATATCCACAATGAGCCAGAGAACCGGTCTCACAACTATGAGATTTGGATCCGGAGATGCAGATACTCTTGACGATGATATTATTCCCGATCCTAGTGAAGTTGCACTGCCTCTTTTTGGAAGCAAATCAACATTTTCAAGATTTTCAATTGATCCTAACTCTCTTCTTAGATCGAAAACCTTGGGTGTGTCTCCTAGAAATACCACAATCTCAATTAGATATCGCTATGGCGGGGGCATATCTCATAACGTTGGTCCCGGATCTATTACATCTATTTCTATATTAAATACTCTCTTTAATGAAAGCACACCTGCTAGCACTGTTACTTCAATACGTTCTTCTCTGGAGGTGTCAAATCCAGAGAGAGCAGAAGGGGGAGAGGCCGCACTAACATTAAATGAGCTAAGGGCTACTGCGCTCGCATATAGAAACTCACAATCCAGAATCGTAACAAAAAACGATCTTTTGGCAAGAATCTATACAATGCCTCCTAATTTTGGTCGCGTTTTTCGTGTAGGCATTAGATCAAATCCAAATAACCCGCTTGCGAGCCAAGTTGCAATTTTAAGTAGAGATTTGGATGGGAAATTAATGACGTCCTCAGATTCTCTAAAGATAAATCTTAAAACATACCTCAATGATTTTAGATTGATTTCGGATGCTATTGATATTGTAGACGGAAGAATAGCCAATGTTGGAATAAAATACAAAGTTGTTATTGATAGTGTGTCAAATAAAAATTTAGCACTTCAAAAGGTTAATTTAGTTTTAAAAGATTATTTTAAGATTGAAAATTTTCAAATAGATCAACCAATTGTTATGGGAGACTTAATAAACTTAATTATTAATGGTGATGGAATAGTCTCGCTTGTTTCAATTGATGTAATTAATCTAACGGGTGCTGTAAGAGGAAATCAATACAGCGAAGAAAGTCTCAATATTAGTGCAAATACAAGCAATGGAATTGTTTACACTGACGCAGGAACAATTTTTGAAGTAAAATATCCTGATGATGATATTGTGGGCGTCGCTGTTTAAGGGAAATGGTTTTAACATGTATAGAATTTTAACGGCAAGCAAAGACGCCTATATTACAAATAAAATTATTAACAATGCTTTTAGAGTGACTGACGCCAACACAGGAAAGGCGGGTACACTTGATCTTTTTAAGCTTTATGCAGAATCTACATCAGGGTCAGATACAACACCCACTGAGATTTCGAGAGTGTTATTAAAATTTGATTTAAATCCACTTCGAGCGCTCACGGGATCTACGCTCGATATTACTGATAGCTCTTTTAAATGCTCTCTTAAGCTCGATGATGTATATGGAGGACAGACAACCCCTTCTAATTTTAGATTAATTTTATTCCCACTTTCAAAATCATTTGATGAAGGAATCGGGCGAGATGTTGTTAGATATTCAGATCTTGATTCAGCAAATTTTTTAACGGCGTCTGTTTCTTCAGATACACCTGTTACGTGGAGCTATGAAGGAGCCAATAAGCAAGGACTGCTGGGTTCATCAAATATTGATATAATTTCTAGTGGAAATCTAAGCGATGGCAGCGGAGTTGTCAATCTTTGGAAACAACAAGTATTTGCAGACGGAAGAGAGGATCTTTCTATTGATGTTACTACAATTATTTCTGCAACTCTTAAAAATCTTATTCCAGATCGCGGGTTTAGACTTTCATTTTCGGGATCTGAAGAAACCGATAAAATAACAAGATTTGTTAAGAGATTTTCATCTAGAGAATCATCAAATACACGAAAAAGGCCAAAGCTCGTCATAACATTTAATGATGCAATTCAGGATCATCATGAGAGTTTTTATTTTAACATTTCTGGGTCGCTATTTTTAAACAATTATCACCGAGGAGTTGCAGCTAATATCTTATCCGGAACAGCTGCCACACAAATTACAGGATCTAATTCACTCATATTACAGTTAAAAACAGGTAGTAATTCTAGAGGTACATATTTTTCTAAAATAATAACAGCATCTCAGCATAAGATGGGCTCTAATTTTATTAGCGGCACCTATTCTGCTTCCTTCGCTATGTCTCAGTGGGCATCAGGAACACTTATGAATGAAATTAAAAATGCGGGATCAGCAACATTTACAGAAATTTGGAGCTCTTTAGATAGATCGGTGGGTTTTTTAACATCAAGTGTTGTAGTAAACAGCGTAGACAGGACTTCGTTTATTGAAAGGCCTAAGCGTCTAATTCTTAAAATAATTAATATATTATCTCAATATAGAAGAGATGACAAGGTAAAGCTCCGGGTATTTGTTGAAGATCTGGGGAGAGATATAAAATATAAGAAACTTCCCTTCGAGACTAAAAGTCAGATTTTTACTAAAATGTACTACAGAATTAGAGATTTTGACTCTAATGATATTATAGTTCCGTTTCATACAAATGGAACTTTATTGTCTACTGATTCTGATGGAATGTATTTTGAATTTTATATGAGCTCTTTGGAAAGCGGAAGACTTTATATCTTTGATTTTCTCATAAAAGATCTGGGATTCGATCAGATTTTTACCGATGTTGCTGCAAAATTTAAGGTTGTGTGATGGGAGATATTAAAAGACTCCAAAGAGGCCGCAAGCCTTCAAAGTTATTTTCTCCGAGCATTGTAAGAGGACAAGGCCTGGGAAGTGCAATTGAGATACCTACAGTTTTATCCATGCTTCCAAGCACTAACATTGAAAGCACGTCATCTTTTAGATATGACAACCCCGGCGTCGGATTAAAATCAACGCAGGAGCTCAGTGTTGATTGGTCCAGGTTTGAAAATCATACATTTTTTAATTCAGCTGCATCTAAAGTTAACGTTGCATTCAATAGAATTATAAACCACTATCCCTTTGATGGAACGCAGAAACAGTTTGAAGAATTTGAGGATTCTTTAACTGGATTTGAAAAATATATTCTCGATAGATTTCCCAAAAATACTGGATTTCTTTTATTTTCTGGAACAGCGGTGGGTGAAACTCCTGCCAGCGGGTATGCAGCTAACTTAGGAACATACATTTCTGTTCCTGACTGTGCCGGAAGTTTATTTCCAGCTTTCTCACGAAATAAAACGGGAGAGGCAGTGATGAGTCCGGGAAGTAACTCTATTAGCTTTGAAATGCAATTATTCATTCCGACAGAGAGCAATGATAATCAAATTATTTGTCAGCAGAAAAAAGATATTAATAATGGAATCACACTGGGAATATCACGAAGCCTTGACACTAATAATTGTGATCTAATATTTTCTGTCACGTCAGGCTCTGCAGTACTCTTTGCAAGCGGCGGCATTGAGAAGGGAAAGTGGAGTCACATTTGTGCAACATTTAACAGAGGTGTTGCAAATAATAATTTACAGCTTTTTCTCAGTAGTAGCTTAATCGCATCGTCTTCTAAGACATTTGAGATGAGGGAGCTTAAGTTTCCACAAGTAGATTTTCAGATAGGTACTGGCTCGAGCACAACAATACCTCAGGGTAGCATTGCGGGAACTCAGACTCAATTTGTACCCAAGCAAACATTTTCAGGATCGCTAGACGAATTTAGATTTTTTCACGGCATTAGAGATATTTTTCAATTAAAATCTGAAGGTAGTAAATCGATATTTGCAACACCCAGTTTAAAATTATATTTTAAA